ATGAAATATTATATGGATGAAAGTGGTAATACTGGTGACATTATCAACAGAAAAAAGGATATATTCTTTTCTAATCAGCCGATTTTTTCACACTCATGTATCGGCCTAAATGATGAAAACCTAAGAAAGATGGAGACTTTCATCACATCTTTAAAAGAAGAATTCAATATACCTATTGAGCAGGAACTGAAATCAGAAGATTTTTATTTTAAAAATCCCAGAGTTATTTTGTTAATCGCGTTATACCTTGTGAATTATAACATTCCAATATTATGTGAAGTTGCCGATAAAAAACATAATATCTCGGTAGCCATTGTCCAAAACCTTATAATTCCTCAAATTGAGGAACATGAAACATCACTATTAAGCTCACTAAGAAATGTTCTGGCTGATTATATCACTGAGCACGCACCAGAAAACTGTTTCACTAACTATATGAAAATGTGTCAACTTCAAACTGAACAAAGCTTCTTCGATTTAGTTGAAAGTTTGAAAATATTTTTTTCTGAACATAACTTTGACAATGGCAATACTCTAAAGATGCTTGAAATGACAATCGATGATTATCATGAAGTTAAAAATGAAAGCAATCTCGATAGTGCAGCCAAATTTTTTATGATATTGCCAGACTATGATAGCAATGGAAATGAAGTTAAGATGCTACCTTTAGTTCTTAGTTTCTACAATATAATAGCTCGATTAAATAAACATCATTCAAAAAAATTAAAAGGTGTCGAAGTTTTTCATGACACTACATACGAGTATTCCAAAACACTTCAGTATTGTTTAGATAATATCTTTAATTCGAAACTAATTAATAAGGACTACGTCCCACATAGCGATTATGTTTTAAAGGAAACCTTCTCACTAAAATTTGTTGATTCGAAAGAAAACATTGGTGTTCAGGTAGCTGACTTAGTAGCAGGGTTCCTACAAAGATATATTAATGGTACACTGTATAAAAATTTAAATGTAGAACAGATCTATCACGAAATATTCAATTTATTGCTCTATCATAATCGTAAAAAAACACCTCTCGGGATTAATTTTGTTTTACCTCTTACTAAACGGCAGTTACTTTTTAATTATTATGGTTTATAAAAAAAGCCCCAAGCGGGGCTTTCATTTTAGTTACCACTAAGTAACAAAATGATGATTCTGATAATGTCAGATAGTGGGAATGAGAATAAAACGATACCAAAGTAATCTAAGATAGGTACTAAGATATAGTTATACACAAGAATGAAAGTACAGGCATATCCTAAGAATGATCTCCAGCCTCTACCAGCTTTAATCTCTTCACGGTTTGTTTCCTGTGCTTCATTCGTTTTTTCTGTTTCAAGTTCGTCTTTAGATTTCTCAACTTCGGTTTTGTTCTTAGTAAAAAGGCTAATCCCTGATTTGATAAGATCCATGATAATACTTAACATATGTTATCCTTGTATTTGGCAAACACAAGAAACTACGCGATGACCTTTAAAGATGTGGTTGTAAGATAATAGTACCTTTACATCTACTTGCTCTTTCATTAGTTCAACCATCAATACATCATCCTCATTTACTTTAGGTGTTGTATGATGATGAAAACTATATACGATTAAATCGCCCTTTGTTTTATCAACCTTCTTTTTTATGAGCTTACTACCAGATAGTGTTTTATCATATGGTAAGGTAACACTTACAGGTTGTATTGTCTGAAAAGAAAAATCTGTTAGTACAGAATGATCATAACATGGGAAATTTTCTAAGTTATCCATCTTACTTCCTCCAACGGTAATCAAACGTACCGCGTAATGTTCTTAATTGTTCTATTACTTGCTTCTCGGTTTCATCATAGAAATCAAACAATGGTTTTCTACCAACGGAACCATAGTAACCAATTACCCTCTGTTCACGTGCCAGTTTAGGATTACGCTTTGAGGATTTCTTGGTAGTGTCGATTAAGTACGTATTACCGTTCCTGCTCTTCACCTTTTTGTATTTATCACTCTTGGTTCTTGAACGTAGTTGTGTAATGTTACCCTGTTTAGTTAACTTGGCATTCTGGTACGGTATGACCTTACCTTCTTTAACATTCTTATATGCTGGATCAAGAATGTACTTTAGATATGATGCTTGATTAGGTAGTAGGATGATTTGATTTACTGACTTGAACTCACTTATCTTTCTAAAGTTAAAGTACATACTCTTTCCAGTAAACGCGACACCACCACCCGCTACATCATTATCAATTTTTCTTTGAATGTGCTGTGTAACTATACGCATACGGCTACTTAATTCTTTTTTAAATTCTTTCCCTATCTTTGGGCTATTCTTGTTTATGAATCGCTTCATATCATTAGGGCTATTGCTGTTTCTCCAAGCCATACCGATTCCTTAATTTAGTATTTCATATAATGACTGAAGGATTCCACGTATACGTACAGCATCTTTCCCACTAGGTAATCTTGCCTTATGCATTACGGCAAGGTTCAGATTACCCGTTTTCAGTCCTTCATTTATGATGAGTGCTGTTTCTACGAATAGTGTTTCTTTCATAGTGGGAAAAGCCCACAAGATAGTACGAGTAAAATTCAAACCTTCTTGAATCTTTGAATTAACTATCTTTGAACTTGAACTGTACTCACGCCACCCGTTTTCAATTGAGCTATCTTTTAGTTTCTTAATGTCCTTAACTCTCTTGTACATCTGTTTGCTACCTATATAGCTTGTGTTATCTTCAAATTGGAACAAGTATACGAAACCTACATAACTACCGTTTGTTAATTTTTCTTCACTCCAATCTTCGTTGTATTGCCATGCTTCCATATAAATACCTTATAAAAATTATCATAAGGTATTTATTCAATGGATATAAAAACACGACTAATAGATTATGAGGGATCACGAGCATATCAAACACGTATGGGGTACTTTAGAAATAACAAGTATTATCCATATAATGATAGTGAAGGATTCTTAACCGTAGGATTCGGGCATAAAGTACTACAAGGTGAGAATTTCAATAATGGTATTACTGAGATTGATGCAATTCGCCTACTTGAAAAAGATATTGCTATAGCAGAAAGCCAGCTAACTAAACTAAACCTAACCATTCCCAAAGATTGGCATGACTTCATGATCATCATGATTTTTCAGCTTGGCCTATCTGGAACGATGAAGTTTAAAAAGATGATTCAGGCACTACGAGATGCCAACTACCCCGAAGCAATTAAACAATCTAAAGATTCTCTATGGTATCGTCAGACACCTAATAGAGTTAATGCGATGATCGCACAACTAACAAACAAGTAAAAGAAAGGGGATAGTATCAGTTACGGTACTATCCCTTTTTTGTTACTGCTTTGATTGTTCAAGAATAGTAATAATCCTTTCAAGTTTGATATCCAATTCGTGAATTTGAATTTCAAGGTTTCTCAAAGTTTCTTTCATCTTGTCTTGTTCGTCGCTTAGACGTTTAATGTTACTATCTTGTACCGCAATGGTAGTTTCAATATCAGACACACGACTTAATAAATCATTAGTATCTTTTGTATTGTCACGAAAAATAGTATATATCAGTACTAAACCACTAATAACCAAAGCAAGAATTGTTCCCATACCCATTTAGTACTTCCCTATTTTATATTTTTGGTAATAGTATTTATTACGCATTATATAAAGGCTGATCACCAGCACGATATAAGAATGATGACCAGTTAGCAGGAACATTAAGTGAAGCAATACCACTACGTGATGTTGTACACATCACATAGATATAATTCCAGTTACCACGACCTACAGGCGGCACGTATATAGAATTTAATCTGAAAGATGTAGAACTACCACCATTTCCAGCATCATAATAATAGAGATTAGTTAAACCAATTCCATCACCACCCATACGAATATAGAAGTATTGACGTTCATATGAGGTTAAACCAATTGATAAATCACTATCAAAATAACGTGGAAAATCTTCACCACGTATACGCAACGCTATATAGTGTTGGTTAGCTACTGGATTTAATGCGGCCTGCCCCCCTGATACAGTCTTAGAGCCAAAGATAAACGGTACAGGGTTAATACCCGTCGATTGTGGACGGCAAATATCACCTACGATACGTGCGGCACTTAAAGTACCAAGAATGTTACAGTTTTCATTGATAGTAACGTTGTTAAGTACACCAGATGTTGCTTGTATATTCCCACGTACAGTTACGTTACCAAAGTTGGCTGTACCGTTCTTGTTAATCATCCAACCGTTCACACCATCCCAATTACTGGATTGTATCTGCTGGCTAATCTTCGCTGAGTCGATCACGCCGTCCATGATATGGGCGTTACGGATTGCGGCATTGGCGATTTTCGTATTGTCGATTGCGGCATCCTGAATTTTCGCACGGGAAACGGAAAGGTTATTTATCATAGCCTCATTGATGCTCGCTGATGCTATCACCGCTGAGTTGATATAAGTCTTACCACCCTGAACCACAAACGGATATACCCTGTCTGAGAGTTTGGCACTGTCAGTACTGATGATGCTAAAGCGATCCGCCATGACGGTAAACACCGATGTTTTTTCATCTGCTGCTAAGGCAATGCCTGTTACGTTACCGTTGTTTGATACCTGTAGCTGCCAGCGTGAACCAAGTTCATCTACGATCTGTTTCTCAACAATGCCAGTAGCCGTATCACTGTTAAGTAGACTATCAATAACGTCTTCGTTCAATTTGCTGTACGGAACCTTCGTATTCTGGTTAAAGCCGATGGTTGGCGACCATACCAGTTCATCCTGGCCGAACACGTCATAGGCTGCTACACGTGCGAACCATGAGCCATCTTCAATACCAAACGATGCTGAATAGCGGTTAGCACTGCTAAAGTACTTCGAGCCTGAGCTAAACCCTTCATCAAGTGCGATTTGTAGAACGATTCCCGCATAATCCGGTACGTTCGATTCTGTCCAATCGATGAATACGGAATCATAACCACTCTTCAAATTGATACCTAACAACTGTGGATGCTGTGGGTTACTAACTTCAATCTGAACTTCTTCACTATAGATACCAGTACCCCAACCATGAGCGATGATCCCAAACACACGGTAACGGCTTAGGCCATCACTGGTATTCATTGAATATGAGTACGTCCAGTTGCTTGTAGTGGTGTAGTACGATGTGATGTAATTACGATAACGGTCATATACACGGATTTCATAGTATTTGAAGAAATCGGCAAAGGTTTTACCATTTACGGCTAAGTTAGCCTGATCATCCCAACGGAAAATAAAATCTTGAGCATAAGTCTGGTTTAAACCTACATCATCATTCACCATATCAAGGTTAGTAATCTTCGGTAATGCGAAAATAACTTGTGGCGTTTGATTATAGATAGCTACTAAATCCGATGAATAACCTAATGTGTTATACGCCTCAATAGCAAAATCGTACTGTACACCATATAGTAAATTTAAAATCTCAAAACTGGTTGAGTACTGCCCTACGTTACCAATGTTGATCCACACACTGGAATCACTGCGTTTATAACGAATCTTGTAACCACGTACTGTTGTATCCTGGCTTAAATCCCATGTAAGCAACACTGTGTTACCTGATACCGTAGCTCCTAAGCGTTGAGCCTGTAGATTAGTTGGCGGTTGTACGTATGTTGGATTAGGTAGATTGGTCAATCCATCCTGTGGGAATTGCCCCGGATCTTTTCCTTGATATATACCATCATCATACGAAATTGCTGTAATCTGTATAATACCCGCTTTATCAACAGTCATTGGTACAGTACGTTGAATACATCTGTACTTATTATTACTAAATCCAGCTTCTTTAAAATCAATTGTAAACACATCATACACTTTCATATCTGTTACATAGGTATTGAAAGTAATCGTGTTCGTAATGTACTTAGATTTTAGTAATTCAATGTTACTAAGAATAGCAAGCTGATTTTTATCCTGTACCCAAAGATAGTTTAAATCCTTCTTGATAATATAACCATCTTTAGCAATGGATGCGTTACTAATGGCATCACTTGGATAACGGATAATATCTTGTGAATAGTCATTACCTGGGTTTGTATAGGTACTGTCCATAGTATTAAAATAATCAGACTTAGAACCCGTAGTGATGTTCACGCTACCAAGAATGTTTGATTCATCAAAATGAACACTTGGAATATCTGGAGCATCAACGGTTATATAGTACTTACCATTTGATTCATAAAGTACACCACCAAATGTTTGTAGAATATTTTCAATGTTTTCCTTAAAGGATTTATCATATTGAATATTACCATTGGAATAGAAATGATTCTGAGCACAATAGTTTGCCATATTACGGAAACTGGTAATATCAATATCATTAGGATCAAGCCCAAATCCAAATTCTGTATTAGTGATAAAGTCATATAGTTGGCTTGGTGGGTTTGAACTTGGTTTACGTACATTATCAGTTAAGTCATAGATCATACGTCCACGCATTTCTACCGATAACGTATAGTTCTGGTTCGTTAGAATCCCATCAATCAATGAATCATTGGTTTTCTTGATTACAGTACAGATCTGTACAAGACCATCACCACGCATGTTGTCAGTCCATTGACTGCCGCCATATTGACGGGCAAGCGTCATAGAACCACCGTAGGACGGCTTACCGAAACGTATCTCAATCTGTAGATATTTGCGGTACTTCTCAATCATCATTGATGTAGGTACGATCCCCTCTGTGGTGATGTACGCACCATCCATGAGCACCGGAGCATTATCAAAATAGATCTGCTTGATTACACCTTGTGATTGTTCCCCTGGTACTTGCCCGATTTCACCGATACTAATCGCGTGAACCGTACATAACTGGTTTGAAGTACCTTTATAGACGTTCTGCCATACAACAATTGAGCCTAACTTGTTATAGGCAACCTCTGTTGCGTTGCGGTTAGAACCGCCGTATGAAATCGGTATGCCAGTACTTGGCGATGTGGATCGGGCATTGTTACTACCCGTACTCGGATACGTTACCCCCATTTGGCCTACATTCATCATCTGTGATGAACTAATGTAAGATAGTGCTGCTGTACCAATACCTATAGCTACTACTGCTGCTAAAGCTAAACCTGCTGCGTATGCTGCTGCGGCTGCTGATGCTCCTGCGATAATAGCTACGGCAACTGCTGCTACTGCCATAGTTATTCCCCTTTAAATCTGTATATTTTGTCTTTTTCAGTTGGGATATATTGAGAAACAATATAGTTAGATTTATCTTCTGATAAAATTACAACTTTCCCACGCCAATAAACGGTACTGTGACCTGATGAAATAATAATATCCCCATCAAGTGGTTCACTTACTAATTGGCCTTTGTCTTTACACAATAGATGTAGAGTAGAATAACTACAGTTTGCTTTTGCGTATTTTCTACCTGCTGTTGGTGTTGTGTATTTCTGATAAATTTCATCACGGTAATTACTACCTGTGATCATATTAATGACTGTTAGCACCATGATATGACAATCATTAGTACCGTACACTAATGGTTCACCAACTAAACCACTTAGGTACTCTGTTATAAATCCGTTTTTCATTATTTCTTACTGCTCTTCCAGAATTGTTCTGAACTATTTAGTATGCCAATTAGATCAAAGAACTTATCACCAGTATGTAATGATTGGTGTACTGATGTACTGGATAACAGGCGTTGTGTTTGGTCTAACTTCTTCCACAATGAATTTAGATTTACTGTTGTTTCATTTGTGGTATTACCTGCTGTGTTGTTAAAGTCTGAACTAAAGTAATCAATGTAACCACTAAACATACGATAGGCATATAAAATGCCCCCTGTGGCTGGGTTAACAATACCCATCCAGATATTAACTTTGGCATCATTCCACATTCCACGTAACGCCATAGATAGATAATCCTGGCTTACATTACTTACTTTAAAAGAAGTACCGTTATTGTTGATTTGGTTCTTTTCTACATAGTTAGCAAATGATGAATCAAGGAAATCAGGTACAGACTTATAGTTAATCCCATTATAGTTCTGGTCTGCTATGGCATCAGTTAGATATATGTTACTGCCAGTAGGTGGAAGTACATCTATTAGTTTTACCATAACCCCACATTGATATAGTTCTTTCTCTGTTAGTACGGTTTTGTTATCGCCTCGTGTAAGATTCCAGTACGCGATAAGATCCGCATTAGTTAGTACATTACTTGGAATAGACATAAATTAACCTCTGATGTTTTCGGTTGCGTTTATTGTCACTTCCATTACGTTAGTACTTGGCATCTGATATGCTGCGTTCTGTGGTGTAAGAATAAATGAACCTTGAATATTGTCATATTTCATTACTTCCCCAAGTTGGATGTTTTTGATTAACCCAGGGAAGATAGTAATCACGTTGTCAGTGTTGGCTATGATTCGGTATAGTTTCTTGTGTCCGTTGAACTGAACTAACGTACCAACTTCAAGTGTATTAGCATTAACAGCAATAGATGTTGCCCCCGCCGCCCTTGCTGCTGTTGCCTGTACTTGTGATGTTTGAGTACCATTGTATGTACTCCACCATCCAAGAGGCATAGAGAACGGTTTACCCTGACCATATAAAGCGTAGAAGTTAGCAAGTTCAGCACGGTTCATCTTGTTCAAGGTAATTTTGAAACTAAGGGTAAAGTACTGCGAACCAACAACACGTGTAATAGTTTCACCTGTCCATGTCTGGTTTTGGTATTGCGGTATATTGTCCGTCAACATGAACTCACTAATAAGAGTGTTATTTAACATATTATTATTCCTTTAATAGTTAGCCCACAATCCATGTGGGCTATATGATATTTATACGTTATTCTTCTGAGATTTACGTGTTGCCTGAACAATAGTATCAGCGTGTTTATCACACATCTTTTGGAAATCTGAATCTGAGATTTGACCATTACTATTAATGATTAATGGTGCGTCAATCTTAATATCACCTGATTTACTACCATCCTGATTACTCAAATATTTTGTTAAATCCTGGTTTAGTGATTTACCTACTACACGTTCACCTTTTTCAAGATTGTATGTACCAGTACTTGGTAGTGAATCCCATCCATCGTGGGCTTGCCCCTGGATAGCTGTACCTTTGATAGTACGGACAATGGAAGCACCTTGAGCGGCTACCTGTAGACCTGCTGCGATCCCCATAGGCCAACCAAGCTTGATAGCCTCGGATATGCCCTGTTGGATGTTGATCACTGCCTGAGCAATAGCAATACCTTTACTTACGGCAAAAGCTGCCTTAGCCGCTGCTGATGACTCTCCGAATACACCAGCCATGATAGTACCTACATCGCCAGCACCCGTAGCCCACATACCTAAAGTACTGGTTAATGCGTCTGCGGTTAATCGACCACGTTTCATATCGGCGTTGGCCTGAATCGCGGTTAGCTGATCCTGGTACTCCTGGAACCCAATTACTTTGGCATCGTATAAAGCTTTAGCCCCATCCTGGTTCTCTTGCTGCTCAGTGTTTACTTGCTGTACTTTCGTTGGATCTGGTGAGAAGTCTAACGGGTTTGTATACCCTAATCCCTGACTTGCTGTGTCACCTGTCCATGTCTTACCCGCTGCCGCTGCTTTGGCTTTAGCTTCTGGTGTGGCATTTGGATCACTGGCAATTGCGGCAATGTTTTGTGCTTGTTTTAAACGGTCTGTTTCCGCAAGCATTTCATCAACCATAGTTTTGTACTTAGTCGCACGGCTTTTATATTGCTGATCTAGCATTGCTGTAATTTCGGTTTCACTCTTACCAGCTAATTTACCTGCTGTACTGATACGTTTTTCAATTTCATCTTGTTCATAGTTGAAACGAGTAATACGTATTTGAGCTTCATTAGTACCGATCTGTGATAAGGTTTGTTCTAATAATGCTTTTGCTCTTTTAGTTTGCTCATTAATTTTATCTTGTGCGGCTTGTGCTTTCTTGGCTGCTGCTTCATCTTTCTTAGCTTTATCTTCACGTGCTTTATCTTCATCGGCTGTTAGGCTTTTTATTAACTTCTCACGGTTAGCTTTATAACCTTCATCAAGTTTAGCTAAATCGGCATTCATTGCCGCTTCATCACCTTTGTAAGCACGTGCTAAAGAATCTTTAATCGTTGCTCGTAGTTGTTGGTGAGTAGCATCAAGAGTATCAATCTGTGCTTGTGTCTTTTGCTTTGCTGATAGATAAGGTTTCAATGCTGAATCAATAACACTTTTATCTGAACCCTTGTTATATTGCTCTTGTTGTTTGGCTAAAAGATTATGTGCGGCATCAAGATTTGCTAAAAGATTCTCAAAGGTTTTGTTATTAGCTTCTTGTTGCTTCTGTTGTTCCTCTACCACCTGAGCACCATAGATAGAAGAGTTTTTCTGTATTTGCTGTTGGTACTGTTGTTGGTATTCCTGTACGGCCTGTATACCCTGCTTACTCGTAGCTGCTGCGGCTGCTGCCACTGGCTTACTGTTGAGTATCTTAGTCATTAGATCAAGAATATCAGCAAGGCTTTTAGCAACAGGGGCAAGCGTTGAATTTCGCCACGCATCCCACGCTCTTGATAGATTATTAGTTGCCGTTCTATATTCTTCAAATTGTCGTGATTGCTCTGCTGTTAACTGAATAGTTTCATTAGCAAGGCTATTTTGGTACTCTTGTTCGCTACTGAATTCTTTATATACAGTCATGCGTTTAGTAGCATCGTTAGCTACTGTTTCCATCATCTGTACAATCTGAGCCTGACTAAAGCCCATTTGTTTAGCTTGATAGTAAATCTTAGCAATAATATCTTCACCGCTTTCTGCTGCTTTCTGTAACTCAAACATATTCAACTTCAATGGTTGAATTACATCGGTTAACATGGAACCAGCGTTATTAGTGATAGCATCGCCTAACTTATCCTTAGCATCTTTCATCTGATCGGCTACTTGATCCATAGTTAGACCTACGGAAGCAAACATATTAGCCGCCTGCTGGATCTGTACTATGCCAGTTTGTGATAGTGATGCTGCCTGAAAGACTTCAAACGCCTTTTCTGATTGTTCTTGTACGTTAGCTAATGTGGCGGCAATGGCGATACCTGCGACCCCTACCGCACCAGCGAAACCAGACATAGCTTTAGCCGTGGTTGATAATCCGGTATTGAAACCACCAAATACCCCGCCAGCACGATCACCAAAATCACCTATATCATTTGCCGCGTTTTTTAATGATTTTTGTAGTCCAGATTCATCCCCTGTGATTTCAAATATCATTGATTGTTTATTGTTGTTTGCCATGTGGCTTTACTCCCATCCAATTAAGCATGTTTGCTTTTTGTTGTTCTGCGATCTTCTTCTCCCTTTCTGCGTGTTGTTCAGCTAAGGTTTTATTTGAAATAATGTTCAATGAATCGAGTTCATAGATACTAAATTTCGGTATATCTTCTTTCTTGATATTGCCAGTACTTAACCATATTGCCTGTAGTAGTTCTGTATGCCTGATTTGTTCAATTTGGGATGAATCAGGATCAACCGATTCTTTGAAAACTAATAGGTAGAAGAAAAGCAAAACGGGCATAGTGTAGAGATCATCCACACTACACCCGCTGTTATACAATAAAGATAGTGATAGCCTGAGAATTGGATCGCGTCTTACTTTACCTCTACATCCTCGACATTAAAGGATTTGGCAAACACATTACCGATCTCGGCATTAAGTTTTATTTGTACTGTTAAATCAACATTCTGTTCAACTTGTTCAGGTGAATCAAAAATCTGTTTACCACTTTCATCAACCACACAATAGAAGATCGCTTTATATGGATCTGATACTTCTGCGTGTTGGGTAATAGTTGGTAGTTTGATGTATACAGTACATTCTGGTGTTAGTTCTACTGGTGTTAACTTCACACCAATAGCTGTCATAAGATTAGTAAAATCCATTTCGCGTTATCCTTGTTAGTTGGTTTGTAGTATTTAGTACTTACGCACCAGTAACTTCACCAACCGCAATTGGAGCACCAGAAACGGAAACTACGAAATCACGAGTTACCACACCATCAAAATCACCGTTTACTACATCTGAACTTACATAACCGTTTACGATGCTGTAATATGCCGCACCATCTTGATCATCAATATTTTGATAATAAGTAACTTTAACCTGGATTAGGGTTTGTGCTGCTGCGGCTGCCGCAAGCATTTCTTGACCTGTCGCACCTGGTTTCCAGTTAACAGTTAGTGTTAGATCCGGTACTGAACGAGAACCAAGCAATTTTTTAGCGTACTGTTGACCGAAAGTGTTCACACTAACTACGTTAGATTCAGCACCTGCCGCTGATGGAAAAGCACCAACTTCTTCAACAACAGTAAAGGTAGTTGCCTGACCGCCGCCCGCTGGAGCAGTTGCGATTTCAACTTTTACATTATTGCCTACAAAAATAGAATTAAAAGCCATGTTTAATATTCCTTTATATATTTGGGGCATCATTCCTTGATACCCCTTCTGTTTATTTATATATGTTGGTTGTAGTACTTCATGTAAAGTGCTAAACCTCTTAGTAGTTCACCTGTATAGAATCCAAAGAACATTGAGTTGTTCTGAGGTGTTGTAGGTGTTCCACTTCTGATAGCTGATGACCAGCCACCATTCATTACGTGATTAGCTGAAACTACGTTATAGTTCTGTTGAATTTCCGCGAATAGTAAATCAAGTAATTCGTGATCTGGATAACCTGCTATTGCCATCATTGAAGCACCAGCAAGCCACAAACCAGACATATGACCTGTGAAGCCATCATAGATAACTTCACCTGTATCTTTAAAACGTGTTGGTGCGTGACCATCATTATTTTTCATGAACCACTTCAAGTAATTCATCCAGTTTTGACAGTACGTAATAATGTTTTGTGGAATGGCATAATCACCGCGTTGATATAGTTCATGTACTACATCACAACCTGCAAAGAACGCACGAGGTTCATAACCTGACCATGCTTCTTCATACCAGTGCTGCATAATGAATTGATCCGGTTTACCATCAGGGGCATATGCTAAAGCGTCCTGACGGTTCCACACATAAGCCTGAGCACAAGGACCAGGTACAGTAGGATGGAATTTATTAGTAAACCAATCTTGAGCATCACATAAGAACTTAATACTATTATTTAGTCTGGTTTGATCAATTGTAGTACCTTTAAAACACCATATAGCGGGTAGTTGATAACCTGGATATGGTAGACCACGCCAACCGGAATACAGTTGAGCATATGGATCTGTGATGTTACTGAATGGTATTAGTCCTGGAGTATATGAAAGACTATCAAGCATGTAATTACGGATTACACAATCACCTAAACGTGCTGTGTATCCACTACTGGTACTATCGTTGAAAGTTAGGGAAACCAGTACGGAATAATCACCTGTACCACCATCATTATAAAGTGCTGGCAGATCGTTAATACAATACCAGTCAATACGACCTGAGACACCATCAACCGGATCGGTATCAAGTAAAAGTGTAAACTCTTCACGTCCTGTTAGCGTTGGTTGTCCTGGCTGTTCATCACCTTCTTCATGATCCGGTTGATATGAACTTAATTTAAAATCCAGTACATTAAACGTTTGTGTTACCCATGCCCCGTTGCTTGCTGGAAGCATAGCCCACCAACGCCAACCAAGATCATCAATAATACGGATATTAAAATCATCAGCATATGTTCTGTATGTGAATGTGTTTAAGTCCTGTGTTTCATCATCAAAGATCCAGAAACCTACCGTAGAGCTACCGTCAGAATCCATAGTAGTAGAAATCACGTTGTCATAGTACGTTCCAGCGATACCGGAAACATATTGAAGTGAAGTTACTGTATTATCCCCATAATCGGAAATCATACGCATATCTGCGGTTAAGTACTGTCCACCATCAGGTTTAGCAATACGGGTAAAATGGTTCATTGGAATATCCATTGAAATAATACTATTATCAGTATTTGTAATGGGTAAACCACAACGGTATCTAATAGCACCATCTTCTGTTTTTGTTTTATTAACTGTCATTGCTACAGCAAGGCTTAACGGCTTGCCAGTTGTATCAACACCACTATATTCAACATGGAATGATGAACTATTATTAAACTTGAACCATATAGATTGTTGTTCAAGTGTTGTTTGTGCTGAGGCACTTTGATTAATGACAATATAGCCATCTGAATCACGTGAATATGATGCTACTTGATCACTTGGATAGAAATAATCATATGAAATACCATCTGTAAAAGGCGTTAAAGCAATAGCACTTTTACGAAAGAACATATCAAATTTATCAATATCAGAATAACCAGTACAAGTAATTAGTGAATTCTGCCATGCTAAGTAATAGATACGTTCGCCTGTAATATCCCATAGTAATTTACATGCCTGACAGAACCACAATTCAGCATCTGATGCGTTATCAGAGAAATCAAGCGAACCATAGTTATCAATAGGTACGTTTACTGGCCTGTTGTGCCAACGTTCATTACGCCCCATAAGATAACCACCCTCTGATACAGGATTCTTTGTGGCGTAGTTGAATCGATAATTGCCGTTTATAGACGTGTCTTTGAGCTGGACTGTACCGATCTGGCTTGTTAGCCCTTCTGCCAGTACATCACCCTTGCTATCTACCTTTCGGCCTGTACGGTCAACAATCCAGTCAACATCATAGGTAGGGGCTTTGGTATCCCAATCAATGCTATCTTCACTGGCTAACCAGGCATAGGCGGTTGCGTTAACCTGGTTCCAACCAAGACCCGCCCTTTCTGGAAAGGCAAACCATACCGCATCGAGGTATTCACCGTAGTTAGGTGAACCATGAGGTATCTGTGTTTGTCCGTTCGTCCATGTGAACAATACACCCTTAAACCCCCCATGAGTTGGATACTCTGGATCTAATGGATAATGTGCCAGTACTGGAGCCTTTGCGTTAGCAATCCAGTTACAGCGTAATGAACCATTAGGTGGATCGGGAAACGCCACACCACGGAAAAAAGCCAGGTGATAGGCGTTGAAAAAGTCTTTGGCACGTTGTAGGTAGTAAGGTTCTTTGGTTGCCTGATACGCATAGATAGCACCAAGAATTGCTAATGATTGCCCTTCTGTGGTTGCGTCACCGTCCGGTTGTGCTTCCCATCCTGTTTCCGCTATAAAGTGCCTGTTGTTACATAGAACGTTCTGAGGGTTTAGTACATAGTGATCTGTTTTATTGTCATTAACTAAACCCGTATTACGTTCTAAAAATTTCCAATGCCCTTCAATCATCTGTTGGGCATTGCTGATATTTTGTTTTCTTATCATTCTTGTAGATCCGCCATTAGTAAGGAGCCGTACCAGGTACTCCCCCCATCGACAGTTAAGAATTGAATTACATCAATTGAGTTCTGAGTAAGGGTTAATACTGGTTCACGACCATAAGACCAAATAACATTAGAAGGCCATGAAATTTTATTTGCCCCTGTTCCCTGTGTTAAACACATAGTAATAGTTTGGCTATTTAAGTTGCTTCCACTGGCATTGATTACACTAAGTTGTGTTAATGGTGCTGTTAGTATTGCTTTGAAAACACGCTTACCATCAGACATATCAAGTTCTAAAGTATCTTCTACGTTATTTATTGTTAGAAGGTCTTGAGTGATAGTTACTTTGGTATCAATGTTCGCTTGTAGTGCGGCATCTTTGGCATCAATCTGTGATTTTGAATATGTTCCAACATCATTATAGTTCAAGGTTACGTTACTGTTTAAAGCATAACCGTTAATCGTAGTAATACGTAAAGCAAACAATCCGTTGCTTTCAGTACGGGAATATACATCACTAATATCTGCTGCTACCAATTGAATGTTAGTACCAGATAATGGCTTGTTATTGATTAAGAACGTCTTAGGCACATAAGTACTATTACTATATGCTAATGATGCCATATCAGTTAGTTGTGCTGCCGTTAGTGTAATATTGCTACTTAATGGCAATCCGTTAACAGTAACTGTTTTAGCAACAAAGGTATTATTAACCTGAGTCTGTGAATACACATCAAGAATATCTGCCGCTACTAAGTTCAACGCCGTTCCTGATAATGCGTGTCCGTTTAATTGAAACACTTTCGGCACAACGTTTAAATCAATGTAGGTCTTAGAGTAAACATCACTAATATCTGCTGCCACTAAAGTAATGTTAGCTGTAAGTGCTTTACCATTGACAGTACGTGTGATTGGTACGTAGTTACTGAGATCCGTAGCGGCTGCCGCACCAAGTTCTGTTAGCGTTGGTTTATCGGCACTGGTGTAGACCTTGTACCATGCCCCATTACTAGCTGTAGAGAAGTTACGAATGTTCAGTACTGGCGTACCGGATTTGCTCATTACCAGTTGAGTACCGTTAGAACCATCAAGGTTAGTGATACCCAACATATCAACACCCGTTGGTGCATTGGCTGCGGCGATCTTAACGAACGAGTTACCGTCACGGCCTTGATAGCTTGGAAACTCGTTACCGTTCGAACCAACGCCCCAATCACCACGATAAAGTTCAACTACTGATTCATCAAGAATACCTGCTGATAGCTGTGTTTCTGGTGTGAATACGTATGAGCGTGTAACAACCTCATCCATACCCGACGTATCGGAAACGCTGGATAAGTAACCGTTGTAAAGCACATAGTTTACGGTAGTATCGTTTGAACCTTCATCAAGCATTTCTACCTTGACCTGTACTAATTGCTGAGAATCAACAACAGAATCAAGTACGGCGTTTTCACCTGGAACATAGTTAACTTCAATAGTCATATCACCATATGAACTATCACCCGCTACTTTAGAGGTGTAAGTACTATTATATGTTTCTACAGTTGAAACAGAAGTTGATTCACTAAAACTTGGAAACGCTGAAAGGTTTTCAACTTGAACAAAAGTACGGGCATTTGGATCAACGTTGGTTGTATCGGTATTAATCCATACTGTAGTTAGATTCCCTAAAAATGTTTGAGCCATAATTATTCCCCATAGCTAAAAGATAGTGTTTGCGTGTGAACATATGCGGTTTCCGTGGCTTCGGCTTGTGAAGTCATTAGACTATCTTCAATTCGGATATTGAATAATGGCATTGGAAGTTGCTGGTTTAGTTCATCAAAGAAACCAGATGTATAAAGTGCTTCAAGAATCTTTTCTATTTCATCGGAAGCACCTTTATATGATTGTCCGACAGCTACAAACTCAACTCGAAATTCACATAAATTTCTGATAGTTGATGGTACGATTTGATTGTTTACAATTTGATTTGCTTTGGCTATCTGTGTACGTTGTACAGAAGAATCACCAATGTAAACCATTGTAGTATTATCTACAGATGCTTTTGATGGATATTGTAAATTAACAACCACTGCTAATTTATTAATCAAATACTTTCTAATTGTATAGTCTGCCGTGAACATATTATATTTCCTCTTCTAAATCGATCTTGCGAATATAGTGATAGTTAGAGATACCGCTTGTATCATCATCTATTCTATTTACTAGGTATTCGGTGTTATCAATTGTGAAGGTACTATTTAGTTTAATTCCTGACTTGGCACTAAAATATGTTACGGTAGTTTGACTATCATCGAAAAAAAGCTCGTCTTGTTCAAAAATTGCGGTAATCGTTATTGATACACCATCTTGAACAATGACGAGCTTTTCACCAAAAGCATTAAGTAGTGACTCTATTTGCGAGTTACTAAGAAATGCTTTCATTTGTCATACCTGTATTAAGCTAGGTTTAGTACTAGGAATGCTTGATCGTGTGCTAGAGCATGAGATTGGAAGCTGAAAGTACGTAGAACAATACCCATAGAGTTACGTTGAGTTGTATCATCGCGATCCATAGTTACTGAACCCCATTGAGCCATGATGATATTTGACCAATCGCCAAACACAATAGCACCAGCGGCAACTTGAGTAGATTCAATAATACGTACTGAATCAGCTAGAATACCGTCACCCATATAGCCTTGTAGCAAATACTTAGCAGCGGTGTTAGAACCATCTAGAGTAGTACGCAATACAGCAGCGGTAGTAGGATGTACAATAGCAACTACATTCTCAACACGTACATTAGCAGCAGCTAGAGTAGCTAGAGCACTAATAACATCGGTTTTGGTTAAAGCAGCAGTTAGGGTTACTTCTGGAGCCTTAGCAACAACATCAGCAAGAATTAGACGTTCTAGTTTTAGAGCAGCACCCTTAACCATCGCATCTTGAATATACTGTTCAGCAGTACTAGCAGATTTGATGAGAGTACGAGTGAGTTCAACAGAACCGGTAAAGATTTCTGGCTTTAGAGTGATCTTCTCAAAAGCGGCGTTATAAGATGGTGATGGAGCACCTTCAGTAACATAACCGAAGTTATCAGTGAAATCAGCAGATAGTTTAGGTAGAACTAGATTACCTTCACCTTCTAGATTTGCGAATACTTGTACAGGTAGAGTAGCAAATACTGACTGAGCACGTAGCACATCAATATAAGAATCTGCGTATACTTCTTTAACTAGAGCAGCACCGCCAACAGTAGTAGAAGTACGGACGAAATCACCCGCAGGGATTTCAGTTTTACCAGCAAAATTACCTTCACTTAGTGAACGAATTAGGCCATTTAATACGGATTTTTCCATTTTGATTTCCTTATCATGATTAGGATTTGTTTTTGTATTTAGTGTGCGTTTGAAGTCCTCAACTGAAATTCCATTTTCAATTGCTTCAGACACATCAATATTTAGAACTACGCCGATTGATTCCAATTCACGTTTACGTTCCACTTCTTCTGTAGAATCTTCTACTTCAGAATCATCAGTACTTTCTTGTACTTCTTCGCGTTGTTCTTCAACGTCGATTTTATTTATCATTTGTTCAAGCAAGTCTGGACGATTAGCCATTAATGCTAATAGTTCTTCATCGCTCATACGTACTTCTTCAGATTCTTCTACTTCTTCTTGTTCGGTAATTTCTTCTTCAGATTCAACTTCAGTACTAATTACTTCTGATTCATCTTTGATTTCAGGTTCAGTACTTTCAATTTCATTTTCATCTTCCATGATCATATCCTTCTGGTTGTCATCATTGTTATTTATCAATGAACGACCAACACCAGCCGATACATCAGCAGGTACAGTTACCAGTGATATTTCATATGGGGTAAAATGAGTTACGTAGATAATGTTACCTTCAATACGGTAATCATAAACTGTGTAACCAAAACTAATATGTGTTAATACACCTTCATTGATTTGTTCCCATTCTTTTTCCGAAGCATTGGAAATCTGTAATACAGCACGACCTACTTTATCTGAATCAATACGTGCTGATAGTACTTTGCCAATCAAATGATCTCGGTCATGATTGAAAAGTACTGCACCTGAATTGTTCAAACGCGATAGGTCTACATTTTCTGGATTACATAGAAGTACTTCGTTATATAACTTTCCTTCTATTTCACGTGCTACAGGAGTTTCAGAACAAAAAGCAACTTCAACGGTACGATTATCAGAATTAATCGCCGTTGGTAGGGTTAATTCCCTCGTCTGGTTTTTGATTTTCATCTAGAACTTCCTTGTTCATATTTTTCTCAGTCTCTATTTCTTGAAGTACAACACGTGGATCACCGCCCATTTCACTAATTACCTGTGTACGGGATTTCAAACCAGCATCAATAGCAGCTACTTCACATTGAATATCCTTCAATGGATCAAGTGAAATAGGTTTAGTAGGGATATAACGAGCACATACAAGATCATCGAAATCAGAAAAACTTAATTTCAACTTACTATTATTTAGCATTTCATTCTTTAACCAAGCTGTATAAATTGGCTTGAGTACTTTATTTATGAGTACATTAGTTCTAGTACTGAAAGTTGTAGCTTGTAGGCGTTCGGCAAGTTTCGCAGCACTAAATGACGCATCAGCAGTACTTCCCATTAGGGATTGCTTAGTGACGTTTAAGCCCATTGAAATATTATCAAATAGTACATCTGTGAATTCTGCTATGCCGTCAACACCATTACGAGGATCTACCGATTTAACATCTTGATTAGCATTTAATTCAAAGATAGCACCAGGCTCTAAGTACTCGTTATAAATCGCTGTATCTTGTTCACCTTCAGATAGTGCTAATTCATTGTTACTTCCATTATTGGTAATAAATGTGGTTACACTGGCTGAGATTCGTTTAGCAAGTAATGCCGCTTCCTGGAAGTTCTTTAGGTCTGCTAATACTTTAGTACTGGCAATTAGATCCGGTATACCGCGTTCCTGTGTGGCATCATCCATAACAAAGTAATGTAGGATTTCACTTGCTGGTACAACTTCATAACTAGTAGCATCATATGTATATGTTACTGGATTATATTTAGCGAAATAGTAGTTTACAGGTTGACGGTACTTGTTATATTCAATCCCATTACTAATATATCCATCTGCCAGTACTGCGTTATTCAATTGAGTCAATCTAGCAGAATCAATAATTTCAATTTTGATTGAGCGGTTGAAATTATGAATACGTACAATCGCTTCACCATCACGGCAGCGGTGTTTCTCTAGTACCTGTGCGAATAGATCAAAAGTCATTGAGCCATCAATAGAGAATTTACTAGCATCATAAGCCCAACGATCAAATAGTTTTTCTAGTTGTTGGTTAATGGTATGTTTGGTTTCTTCATCAACATCAATATCTACTGATGGTTTTACATAGATACCATTACTGCCTACTACACCATCTACAGAAAGCATCATGTACTTACGTGCGATTGGGTTTACTAGTGTTGCGTCACGTGATTGATTACGCCATTCTGATAAATGCCATTTAATGATGTTATTAATACTTACTGAGTTAGTACCGACACCAAAGCCGAAAGCATTCACACCATTACTAGTTGTACGAATCTGGTTTAAATCACGTTGTAATGTTTTACCAACATGTTCACGGACTTCATTAGTTTTCTGTACTGGTTTTGGTTGTTCTGGTTGTTTTTTCTTAAACCACATTAGCGAGTACCCCAACGATTTGGATAGTTAGGATCTCGGAAGACAGTCATACTCTTAAATGGTTTACTTGAACCGGATGTAGATTGACCATTCATTTTAGCCCATAGAGAATTAGCACGTTCAATATAACGAGCACGGATTGCTTCTAAGTTTGCTAATGACTCACTAACTAGAGTTTTATTATTAATTGTAATGCTGTAGTTAGCACCACCTTGTATTTTTGCTTCAATTACCGCTTCGATCTCTTCAATCATCTTACGAATACGTGCGTATTCTTCAGTATGTTTAGTTGGATCGATTACTTCACATTGGGAAGTACTGGCAATGCCATTAGTAATAGTTGTACAGAATAGCTTTTCTGAAGCAACGTTAGTTTCAAAGGTGATAGTAAATGAACCTTCACTATCACTATTACTGTTATCTAATGTAATTGAATTACCAGTACTGACATATGAAATAACGAAAAGTGTTTTAGCAGGAATTGTTACAGAGTAATCATATGGGTTTGAAACCATATAAATCTTTTCTGGTAAAATTGCCATTGGATATCCTTATCATTTTACGTTTTTCCAAACCAGTTTGAACCCACACCAGCACGCCTAGAACGTCTGTTACTTTGGGTAGGTTGTGATTCTTCTGGTTTATTTATCTTTTGTGGTAATGATTTGGCTTTATGTTCGCGTAGTTTTCTAAACGGTTGCGTACCTAATTGTGATTGGGAATATACGATTGCGATCATTCCATAGACCAGACAATCTAGAGCCTCGTTTCTCTTCTGCCCTTTCTTTAATCGCCATACTAATTTACCACCAGCAGGTTTTAACTCTTCGGCAGATAGTTGTTCAAAGTAATCTGATGGTAGAGTACTGGAAAAGCGTAATTGTATTGGTGCGTTCTCTGCTTCAGTACTGAGCATCAAGTTTAAAAGTTTACGAATAGTATTCTTTTGTTCATGAACATTTAGGATCTGTAGTTTATATCCGGCTTGTGTACTCTGTTTGAATAAGTCACTTGTAGTACTGCTAGAACCCTTAATAGGATGATACTTAGCCCAACGTGCGGTAAACTTCTTAACCGTATCTGTAGCGTTACCGTTCGAACTATCCACGAATACGGCAAGTGTAGGTACTATGCGACCGTCAACACTTCGGAAATCTTGACGGCAAAACTGATCTAAGTCCTTCCATGCTTGAGATTCAATCTTTGTACAGTCATGACCATAGAAGAATTCATGACCAAGTACATATATGTTCTTTTCATCGAAGCCTAATATAGTAGCTTCCAGGCGATCTAATTGTTGGTCTACTGCTATTGTTATACCTAAAGTACTTTCAGGTATTTTATGTAGATTAAATTCATCTTCACGTAATGATTCCAATCGAAGTATATCTAGTTCTTTTGCGTATTCATCTTCATAGGGTAATCCCAATTCATTATTATAAAATGTTTGAAGATTGAAATTATATAGAGCATCGGCAAACTTACTAACCATTTCAGAAATAGTATTCAATGGGGAATACATACGTGATATTTGATAGCCAACTACACCCGGATCACCATCAGTACTAGTAGCTATCCATCGACCGTTATCGATCATTTGGTGGCGTGTATGCTCGTCTATCTCTTCCTGACAATGAGGACAAATTAAACGGGTAGTTGTACTGTCTGGTATTGAACGTCCATTCTCTAATTGTTTATGATAAAATGCTACTTGTTCCCATTCAAAAGTATATTCATGACCGCAAGAGTGAGTAACAAACCAACGGCGTTTATCTGATAGGTTATATTCAGAGTTAATTAGATCATCTTTATATAGTGGAGTACTTGAAATAACTACTAGAGCATCATCACCGAAAGTACTAGTACGTGCTTCTGCTAGTTTAATTGGATTACCTTCATCAGTAATACCTACGTTTGATACTTCATCAAGTAGAACTACACGGCAAGTAATACCACGTAGGTTTCCTGGTGTATTTAGGTTAAGCCAATACACAAAAGTACCGTTTACCATTTGTGTTTGTTTGGCGTTATTAGCGGCGTTCTTATCGTTCTTATCTGTTACTAAGGGCTTGAGTACTTCGCTAGTTTCAATAGCTGGTAGAAATTTACCATCCTTGAATTTTTTCACTTCAGATTCAGAACTACTACCAAAAGCAAAGTTACATGGATCATTTGCCATTAGGTTAAATGCTATTGATTGTAGTACTGTGGTTTTCAAAAGCTGAGAACACGACTGTAAAACGATCTTCTTTGTACTTCTATGTTGTGCTATATCCATTGGTTCGCGTTGAAAAGAAAACGGAACCCAATCAAGACCCATATTAGGACCATCTACAAACTTTACTACACCGTTACTTATCCATTGGCTTGTTTTCTGTATCTTCGGTGGCTGTATCGTCGGCAGTACTTTCATCAGTACATGCGTTAATTTCTTCTTGTTCGTTTCCATCTTCTAATATTTCTTCATCCGTGGGTAGTTCAAATTCCATGCTTCCTAGCTGGAATAAAGTACTATCAATATGTTGTTTTAATATATCTCGTAAATCTTTTGCGTCTGTCTGTGCGAATAACTCTAAGTATGTTTTAGAAGGGATTGCTCTCATTGCGGTTTTAACTTGAAATAGATATTCAGTTAGTACTTGTTCAAGATATTCAGTACTAACTACCGTTCCATGTTTCACCTGTAATTCAAGTTCAGATAATGCTGCTTCTGCTTTTAGTTTACGTAGGCGTTCTTGATCTATTTGTTCGCGTGTATCGGTATTACGTAATGGTAGAATTACATTCTGTACTATCCATGCTCGTGTATCAGCTTCTTCAGTACCTTCACCAATTGGCATACCTTGTGCTTTCCATTCGCGTACTGTGGATTCGTTGTACCCGTACTGCTTCGCAAGCTGATTCATGCTAATGTTCTTATTCATCTGTATAACGTTTCGCCTCTTTATTATTTTTTCACATATATTTAAAACAAAGTGCGTCGAAATCTACGCGGTCTTTAAAATGCCCAGGGAGTACCTTATCGACTTGTTAAAATAAAGCGAATTTTTCAGCCATCCCTGACAATCTATTTATGATTAACTTTTCATTCAGAATCTAAATCTCACACCTAACACTGAAAGTTAACGCATCACTCAATCTATTAACAGAAAGACTGAGGATATATCCTATATGCTTACCAAAACTAATTATTAGCCAAGTAATAATTTTAACAATCAACGCATATCACATTTTCAGTAATTTTTAGTGCATAACATTTTAAGTTATGTTAATTGTAAGAACCCTTTGCTTGATATGGTTATTCT